TCTATCTCTGCCATGTTACTCCCCTAACTGTAGCCGTCTAAGGGCATTTAATTCAGTCTCTAACTTCATAATCTCAAGGCGCTTCTTGTGCAACTCTAGTAGGTACAACGTGTTGCAGTTGATACGCTCTTCTGGTGCGTTCAAAGGCATGATGATCCTAGCAAATACACCTATGTCCTTAGACTGTGGAGTAGAATCAGACGAATCAAATATGCTATTGGCATTATTAATAATACCCGTCACACCAAACTCTAGGTTGATCGTTCCACCTATAGCGTTGGAGCAATCCAAATCTCCAGCCTTAAACTTGTCCGACTGATAACTGCTACCACTGCTAGGTAGTTGCAGAGATAGCGAATTACTCGCAAGTACAGTGGTGCTTAACATCAGTAGTCCCAGAAAAAGAACATATCCTGCAAGCAGCCACCTCATTTAATTCTCGAACAAATCTTTGATGACACTGTAGAGCCAGCCTGAATCTGTGACACCGAACAGATGTACTCAACAGAACCTACCGATAGGTTACTGACGTACACATCAAATGACACTGTATCCAAATACTTCATAGGGATCACCGTGTACTGTGACACAAAAGGAATCGGCTCCCACTCATCTGTAAATACACCGATCTCATAGTACGAAACATCTGTCCTCTTATTAAAGAGGTTCAACGTAGTAACAGAGATCCCCGCCATGAACGACTTGCTAAAGGTCGGGTAGGTCGGGGTCATCTCATGCGCTACGGCATTGCAGAATGGTAGCAGTGCCAGCAGCAACATGGCTCTCATTACTTAGCGATACACTCAGCTAGCACGATGGCTGTATAACTACCGCCTACGAATGATTTGCTCACACCGTACACTGCTGTAGATGAAGAGGAAAACCATGTAGAGCCAGCGATGGTTAAGTCAAACTGGGTAGTAGGCCCATAAACAACCTTAGCGGCTTCATAGCCAGACATACCAGCATCACTTGTCTTAGTCACTGCTGTTGAGCCTGTCCATGTAACAGAGTCAGATAGGGCAGGGCTTGAGCTAAACGCAGTAGGCGTTGTAACTTTGGCTAGGTAAGCATCAGCAAGGGTAACGTCATAGCGGATAACAGGCACGACACCACCATCGGCAGCGGCTGTACTTAGCTTGCTGGGTAGAGGGTTGCCATACACACCATTAGTATCAGTTGTGATAAGGCAGCGCGTCTGAACATTACCCACTATTGGGGTATCTTCTGCGTATGCCGATATGTGTGGTGCAAGTATAAGACTCGCTATTAGTACCTTCTTCATGCGTTACTCCGTTGATTCATACTGCATACCCACCATTTTGGTGTGTAATAATTGCTGTGCTAGTCCTGCTCTAGCGCCTTTTTGGTTATCAGGTAGGTTGCCACCATCGAGAACAACTGTCTCTTTGTACACACCACCCGCTAACTTCTTATCGTAGTATGGGTTCATGTTGCTACTATTAGTCATAGCAAACATTAATATGTTCTGGGCTAGGACGTTAGCAGAGAGAACCGAATCGTCCACGCTGCTTAGGATCTTCTCTAGCTTGTCGCTGTCTGTGTCTTCTTCCTTCTCAAGCTCTTCGTCTAGGTCTGCTTTCTCATCCAATACATTAGCGATGTTCTCATCACCCATTGGATCGTACCCATCAACCTTAGCCTTACCCATCATTGAAAGCACTGCGTCAGTGTAGCCAGAGCAAGACGGATCTGACATTGGAGTCAGGCAGTCATTGTTGTATTTGTAGCTATATACCACGTTAGCATCAGTAACAGATCCTGTACCTTCAACATCAATAGAGCCATCACCCCATAACTCGATGGGTAGGTTATCTATAACGAACCCCTTGGTAATGGGTATGCCACCCTGAAGACCGCTCCAATCATCTGTACTTGAGAAGATGTAACCGCCACCTACTCGCTTGTTCCGTACATGAACTACCATGTCGTCTTCTGTATTTTTAACAGGAGTGTATTGGTAGAACACACCATTGATCTTTAAACTCTGTGAGCCACTAGGCCCGATGTTCATACCCCAAGTATGGCCAGTGCCAGCCATATTGCCCGTGATCCCGTAAAGGTACTCACCGTGTGAGCCAGTAGCGTAGACCGCTAGCAAGGCAATAAGCAGCCGCTTCATAGCAGTAGCAGCAAGCCTAGTAGTGAACCACCTAAGCCCAGTAAGAACCTCTTAGTGCCATCCTCTTCCATTGCTTCTGGCTTCGGTATAGCTCCCTCGTCATTCTCCCAAGCGATCTTAGCGTCAGTGCCGATGATCCCGTTATAAGGGCAAGGCGTACCAGCCATAATCATTGCGTCAAATACTCGCAGGTCTTGGCATAGCACTGACACAGCCGCCACCTTCATACCCATATCGTACAAGGTCTTAGCATTCTTCAACCGCTCACAGTTAAGGTCGCGGGTTGTAGTGCCTGCTGAGATACCTAGTATCTGAGTCTGTACTGCCCCTGCGACTCCCACCGTACATGAGTCAGAATTACTACCACCTAATGATGGTGATATAGCAGATGGCGGTGGTGACTTGAGCGTAGTAGTCACTGAGCCTGTCGTGTGAACTGTAGACTTAGTAGTCGAGTCCGTCACGATAGGTTCAGCCATAGCTATTACAGGTAGCAAGACTAGCCAGATAAGCCTACGCATTAGACGATAGCTGTTCGTGCTGCTGTACGGGCTGTAGTTACATCGGCTGGCACTGCTACACCTGATTCGGTAAAGCGTGTGACGTACCAATCTGTCGAGGCTAGGTAGGCTAGTGAGTCAATGTTGAGTAAGCGTTGAGGCTCTAAAGACTCTAAGCGTGTAATCTCTGCTGTGATCTCTGCGGCTGTTGGTTCAGTTTGGGTAGAGTCGTTCCACTCTAAAGAGTCTCCACGCAGAACCCATGTAGTTTTTGGCCGAAGAGACTGGATAGCTTCTGAGATACCTATACTATTAATCATTGTCCTATCTCCATATACACAACCATGTGCTTAACTCCCCATATATTAAGAACGCCCGCAGATGTAGTCCTTATGGAGAAGGTATAGGCCACGGTTGCTGCGTTAGTCGTATCTTCCCACATTCCAGAAAATGTCTGGTGTGCGCCTTGGTTGAAAGTAAAGGCAAGATAGTTGTGAGTAAGTATGGCTCCAGCAGTTGAATTAGTGACTATTGATACGCCATTAGCATACCCATTCAAGTACCAAGAACCGCAACTCGAATCAGCGGGGTAGCTGTAGTGAGTTATAAAACCAACTACTTTTGAGTTATTCTGCTTCTTAGTTAACGTATAAGAGTATTCTGGAATGCTCGTAGTAGCTGCTCCTGATAAGCTGTATGAAGGGCTTGGGGTCATGGTTACAACCTGTAGCACCTTGCCAACATCGCCCGTTAAAGCGCCACCATCAATAGCAGGCAAAGCCCCTGTTACAGAACTAGCCGCTATCCCCAAGCCTTCTATATCAGCCTTAGTCTGGTCTGCTGTAGCGCCTACCTCAACTGTGCTGAGTGCTGCTATGTTTCTTGCCTTACTCATACTTACTCTCCCATAGCTGCTTCGGCTGCTGCGTTACGCTCTGCTGCCGTTTGTACATCTGCTGCTAGAACTACTGCGTCCCTGTCTGCTGGGATGCTAGTGATGCTAGGGTCAGCAGTCATGCGAGCTACTTCTGCATCATAGATTTCGTCAATGGCAATACGGCATCGGTCATGTACTAAGTTCTCTGCCCATTCTTGTGGTGAGAGGGCGACATGAGCTAAGGCTTTCTCTTGTGTAGCTGTAAGTGTGATTGTGATATTCATTTTAATTCCTTGTTAGTAAGTTAGCCCATGAGCCTGAATACAATGGTTCCGTATTGCTGGTGGATTCGGGAGGATGAGGCACAATATATTTCCAAATAGTCACCTGCTGCAAGCTGTATTATGTTAAATAGCTTACCTCTTGCATAAGTGGCAGAGTTTACATACGACTCGCCTCCGCCCTGCCCCATAGCGACTCCATTCTTATTAATGTAAACATGACCGTTATTAGCTCCTTCGGTCATATATGTTGCTGACACAAGATAAGCACCCGCTATTGGGGCTGTGAATCTTCCTGCGCCACTCAAGTGTCCTCCAACATTTAAAGTTATTACGTTGGCTGGAAATATTCCATAAAAGTTATGGGTATTCCAAGTGAAGGATGCGGCTGGCTGGTAAGGGGTGGTCACTCTACCAGAGTTATCAATAGTCATAGGATAAGTGAGACTTGTCGCAGCACCTGCTGATGCTGACGGAGCTACTGCAAACGAGTGTGTGCCATTATATTGTTGATAGATACTTGCTGGCCCTGTCTGAAGATGCTGTTCAGCAGAGCCATCGTTAAGGAAGTTGTTTGCAAGTATGGTAGTTTCCCCGTTACCTGCTGTTGTGTTTGCAAGTAC